GGTAGGTAGACCTAAATTTGTAGTTACAAAAGAAATGTGTGATAAGGCTGAAGCCTATGCAGCACAAGGATTAACACAAGAACAAATAGCTATGGCGTTAGGTATAGGACTGTCTACTCTATATGAAAAGCAGAATGAATTTACAGAGTTTGCAGAAGCTATAAAAAGAGGAAAGGGTAAAGGCATACAGACTATAACAAATAGACTTTATGAGAAAGCTCTTGAAGGAGATAATACTGCAATGATCTTTTATCTAAAGAACAGAGCAGGATGGCAAGATAAGATAGAGAAAGAAACAGTAATAGAGAAAAGGCAAACTATAGATTTAAGTAGGATATCAGACGATGAACTTAGAAACCTTAAAAGAGTCCTTGCCAGAGCTATATCTTCTAGCAGAGAAGGAGGAAATGAAGAGGTCATTGAAGGAGTTCACAAAAAACTCTTGGCAAGCGATTGAACCTGGCAGAGAATTTTATGATAATTGGCACATAGATGCTATATCAGAACACCTACAAGCAGTCGTAGAAGGCGACATTAAAAGACTTATAATCAACATACCTCCAAGACATATGAAATCAATTAGTGTTGCAGTAGCGTTGCCTGCTTGGACTTGGACTATACAACCATCAAAGAGGTTCTTGTTTGCCAGTTATGCTGGATCATTATCTATCAGAGATAGTGTTAAATGCAGAAGGCTTATTGAAAGCCCTTGGTACAAAAGCCACTTTGGTGATATATTCTCACTAACTACTGACCAAAATCAAAAGCAAAGATTTGAGAATGATAAAACTGGTCAGAGAATAGCAACCTCAGTAGATGGGGCACTAACTGGTGAAGGTGGTGACATAATTGTCATTGATGACCCTCATAACGTAAGAGAGGCTGAATCATCAGCAGTTAGAGAAGGCGTTCTAGAATGGTGGGATCAGGCTATGCAAACTAGACTGAATGACCCACGAACTGGAGCATTTATTATAATTATGCAGAGGGTTCATGAAAATGACCTTACTGGGCACATATTAGCGAATGAGTACAATGATTGGGATCATCTATGTTTACCTGCAAGATACGAAATTGGTCACCCAACGCCAACTAGATCAACGCTTGGCTTTAGCGACCCAAGAACTAGAGAAGGGCAGTTGTTGTGGGAGAAGAGGATTGACGAGAAAACTCTTGATAATTTGGAAAAAAGTCTTGGTTCATACGCTAGTGCTGGTCAACTGCAGCAGAGACCAATGCCCAAAGGAGGTGGTATCCTCAAAGCAGAATGGTGGGTTCCCTGGGAAAAAGATGAGCTTCCAGAGATTGAATACTTGGTTCAAAGCTATGACACAGCGTTTAGTACCAAAGAAACAAGTAGCTACAGTGCAAGAACAACGTGGGGCATCTTTAGACAAAATGGACAAGTAAACGCCATAGTTGTTGAAATGTGGTACGATAGGGTAACTTATCCAGAGCTAAGAAAACTAGCACAAGAAGCATACGATGACTGGCAGCCAGACACAGTGCTCATAGAAAAGAAAGCTAGTGGTCAAAGTTTGATACAAGATTTAAGGATGGGAGGCATTCCAGTGCTACCTTATTCGCCAGATAGAGACAAAATAGCTAGGGCACATAGTAGTTCAGCTTTACTAGAAGATGGTAGAATATTCTATCCATCAAATAAAAAATGGGCTAAAAACCTAATTGATATATGTTCAGCCTTCCCTGCGGGTGATAATGATGATATAGTTGACACTTGTACACAGGCTTGGCTAAGATTAAGAAAAGGGTGGTTCATCACACATTCCTCAGATTATGACGAAGAAGATGAAGTACAAGATAGAAGGATGACAATTTATGGCTAGAGAACCTCAAGTTATTCCCTTTGCAGAAGGAATGCCTTCAGACGAATTTCAAGTAGAAGATATTGGCAATGATGAGGTGCTAGTTGGCGACCCATCTTTAGACATAATTGAAGAGCAAGAAAGCTCATTTGACCAAAACTTAGCAGAAACAATAGATGCAAAAGAACTTAACGAAGTAGCAAGTCAGCTAATATCTAGCTATGAAGCAGACAAAGAAGCAAGGTCAGAGTGGGAAGACAGATATAAGGATGGTCTAAAAACATTAGACGTTCATGGTGGTCAAGAGGAAGAGGAAGATCAAAGGGCTACAAGAGGTTTAAGTAATGTAGTTCATCCTATGATTGCAGAAGCAGCTACACAATTTAACGCTAGAGCAATAGCTGAGTTATATCCAAGTGGCGGGCCTGTAAAAGCTACAATAGTTGGAGAGCCTAACGAAGAGCTAGAAGAACAAGCTAGACGAGTTAAGGACTTCATGAATTATCAGATTACTCAAGATATGCCAGAGTATTTCCCTGATTTAGACCAAATGTTATTTCAGTTGCCACTGATAGGGCACACATTCAAAAAAGTTTGGTGGGATGCTAATTTAGATAGGCAATGTTCTCAATTCGTGAAAGCTGAAGACTTTGTCGTCTCTCCAGAAAGTAAAGACTTATACACATCAAGTAGATATACCCACGTTATTCGTATGCCTAAGAATGACTTTAACAAGTATGTTAAGGCTGGGTTTTATTTACCAAGCACATACAGTGGAGAAGATATAGACCCAAGTGGTGATGTAGGTAGTGAGATAGAGGGCGTTGACCCCTATGGTGATAGTGAAGACGAAGTAATGACGCTTCTAGAAGTTCACGCTTATCAATCATTCGATGGCATAGATACTATGGAAGAAGAAGAAGACGATAACATGGTCGCCCTTCCTTATGTAATTACAATTGATTACGATGCAGAAAAGATAGTTAGTGTAAGGCGTAATTGGTACGAAGATGACCCTAAGCAAAAGAGAAGAGATTGGTTTGTAAGCTATAAGTTCTTACCTGGTACTGGTTTCTATGGTTTTGGTCTTTATCATATGATAGGTGGGCTAGGCAAAGCAGCTACTGGATCACTAAGAGCATTATTAGATTCAGCAGCTTTCGCTAACATGCAAGGTGGATTTAAGCTCAAAGGTAGAGTAACTGGTGGAGAAATGCAGATAAACCCTGGTGAGTTTGCAGATTTAGATGCCACTGTAGATGATGTAAACAAAGCTATTATGCCTCTACCATTTAAAGAGCCTTCAAGCACCTTGTTCAATCTTATGAACGCTATCGCTGATGCAGGAAGAAGGTTTGCTAGTACTGCAGACCTTAATGTTGGCGATGTTAACCCAAATGCTCCCGTGGGTTCTACAGTTGCACTGATTGAGCAAGGTAGTAAAGCGTTTAGTGCTATACACAAAAGACTACACTACTCACAAGGGCAAGAGTTCAAGATGCTTGCCAAGCTTAATGCAGAATACCTTCCAGAGAGCTTTACTTTTGCTATGGGAGGCGTAAGTGAAACAATCTTTGCTAAAGACTTTGATGACAGAATAGACATAATACCAATAAGCGACCCTAATATTTTTAGTACTGCTCAGAGAATTGCACAAGCCCAAGCAGTGTTGCAAATGGCTACCACTAGCCCACAACTGTACGATCAGTATGAAGCTAACAAAAGAATGTTAGAAGCTATTCGTATAAACAACATAGATGAAATCTTGAAGAAGCCAGACGATGCATCAAGGTTAGACCCAATAACTGAAAATACTGCTTTGATGTATGGCAAAGCCATAAGAGCCTTTCCAGATCAAGATCACGAAGCTCACATTGCAGTACACTTACAGTTTCTGCAAGACCCATCTTTAGCTGGGAATCCAGGAGCGTCAGCTATGCAACCAATTATGATAGCCCATATAGCTGAACACATAGCCTTGTTATACAGACAAAAGATGCAAGCGAGTATTGGCGTATCCCTACCAACCTTGCCAGAGCTTCGTGACCCTAAGTTTAAGTTCGAAGACATTAACCCAGAAATGGATAGAATTATAAGCGAAAGAGCAGCAGAAGTTGTAGCTAAAGCACCTCAGATGGAAGCAATCGCACCACTAGCTAAATTAATGCAACAACAGCAGCAGCAACAAAATCCATTACAATATGCACAAGAATTAGCTAAATTAGAAGCTGAAGCCTTAAAAGCTAGAACACAAGTGCAGATACAAGCTGACCAAGCTAAAGCACAACAGAAACTAGCAATCAATGAAGCTGAAGCAAAACAAGATTTGCAGATAGAGCAAGCCAAGCTACAAGCAGACTTACAAGCCAAGGTAGCCAAGTTAGAACTTGAACTGCAGATGGAGCGTGAGAAAAACCAAGCTGAAATACAAAAGGAGATTATCAAGGATGCCTCAAGACAATAGAAGAATAGGAATGAATCGAATGCAAGAAATGACCTCATCGAACATATCACCAAGTATGGATATGGGTCTAGAAAGCATGACAATGGACATAGATGCCATAAACAAAGTTCGTTTACTTATGGACATGGGATTAAATGAGCAAGATGCTTTGGAAGCAGTAGTAAGAGAAAGAGCAATGGGCACAGTAAGACCAGAAGAATTTGGTGGTCAACAAATGCAAGCTCCTATGCCAAGACCTCAAATGATGGGTGGTCAGCAAATGCCACAACAATTAGGTGCATTGCCTCAAATGCCACCACAAGCTCCACCACAAAGACCAGACATGGGAGGTATGTCAAGAGAGCAGAGGGATATGCTAAGAAGAGGCATCGATCCTTTCGCTGAGGGTATGTTTAGATAAATGGCAAAAGATGACCAATATGGAGGCTATGGAGCGTTAAGCGAAGCTTTAGGCAAGACTGATATGGGTCTTGGTGAAAGAGGGTTAGGTGTCGCTACAGGCTTTGGCATTGGTAAAGGTCTTACAGAAATAAGCAATCCTCTTGGCGTAGCTTATAGCATTGGTAAAAGCGTTATGGGAATGACGCCTCAGCAACAAGCAGCTCAAGTCATGGGTAAAGAGTTTGGCTTTCAAGATGTTGTTAATACATTAAATCCATTTGGCACAACCAATGTAGATAAGCTTGCAACACAATTAGATGTAGATAAGAGTGGCAATCTAAGCCCAATGGAAATATCGCAAGGCATTGGTTATGGTTATGGAAATGTTCATGATGTTAAATCAAGCATTTCACCATTCGGGCCTGGAACAAATGTAACCAACCCACAAACTTACACTTATAGTAAAAGCCAAGCAGAAAGCATAGGTTCTGGAATTGGAAGTGGTGTTGGAGCAACTGGCGATCTTGGTGGAGCAAAGGGGGTAGGTTATACTGGAAGTAAGGGTGGATTTCTTGGTTTTGGTAGGTCAGCAGGAGTAGACCCTAGTCAAAGTTCTCAGACTGGGGCAGAGACTTCTGTAACAGACACAACTGGTGGCAAAGATTTATCAAACACATTCAGCGATGACGCAGCTTCTTCTTCTGATTCATCTACATATATATGCACTGCACTATATGAAATGGGCGATATGAAAAAATATATCTACAAATATGATCAGATTTATGGAAAACGTGTAGACCCATT